ATGGAATTAAACCTAAATCAACCAGAAATTATAATTGCAATAGTAGCGCTAATAGCATTTCTAGTGGTTGTAATAATAGTAATGGCAGCATTCTGTACAATAGGAACCTATAATAAAACTACAGAGATAAAGAAAATTCTAGAAGACTACCTGAAAACAAAAAATTAAGGCGGAAGAGGGCGAGTCTGTTTGAAAATAGTAGGCAATGATGCTTGACGAAGTTTAATATTAATAGCGACTGAAGAAGTCAAATCTACATCTCTATCGACTAATAAATCATAAATAGAATCGATATCCAAATTACGCTTGAATTGATAAATTGATAAATTATATGAATCAGAATGAAACATTAAATTATCATCGTGAATATACTGACTTAATTTTAATTCATCTAATGACTCATAATGTTTTACAGGCTTGCATAGATTCTTAGAGGCCCAATAGCGACGCTTATTGAATCGATTAAGCATATCTTTAGTAATATACTTAGTGAGATAAGCCGCGGCTTTAGTCTGATCATCATCAAGCTTCTGAGCGTTTGTAAATCCAGCAGTAAAGCCAGTAAGATTGTAAACGCGTTTACCATTTTGGAAAACATTAGTAGACTTTAATTCGGCGTTATAATCACGAATTAAAGCATGGAAGTGGATAGCACCATCCTTATGGAACTCTGGTACGATCACGTATGCAAAATCAGGAGAGTGCTTTTTCTGACGATTGAGCCAGTACTTCATAGTATTAAAAGTAGCTTCTATAGAATATCTATCGACCTTCTTAGGATTGAAAGTAAAAGTAACAAAGTAAGAGAAGTTGTTAGATAAGGCATAATCAAAAATAGTTGTACGTGTACGGCGAAGAGATTCTTCAATAGCTTTATCTGATGGCTTCTCAGAATCCCTATTAGGCTTATGACCCAACTTAGGCCGTGGAAGTACTAAAGGATTATTAAAGATAGTAACTTTATACATATTGTTAGGGTATTCCTTTGTAATGTGTTCAATTACAATTAAAGATTGATTCATAAAACATACCCCCAATATGTTATTTTTTATGTGTTGTTTACCTCTATAAACGCTTGTTAAGTGTTGGGTTATCAAGTAGCCCTACGGGCGGGAACCTATAGACACCGCCCGGACGCGAAAAGCCAACTTTTCGCGCCGATCAGAGAGTCGCTTCTACCTGGAAAACACCCCCTTTCGCCTTTTAAGGGGAACAGCAAGTTTCTTCACCGTGACAGTAGGTTGCGAGGCGAGGTAAACGCCGTCAGCCTGAGAGCCAGTAAATACAACCTGATTGGTATCGTATGAATCGCGCAAAGCTTGCGACTGGAAGAAAAATCCCATTTTGAGAGGGCGTGAGCCATCGACACGCTTGCCATTGTTATCAAACTCTAGCTTCTTAGCGATAAACGCCCAATAAACCGTAAAGATAGGGCCAGCAGATAAGCCGAATGGAATAGCAAAAGACTTGCATTTAAAAGCAATATCCGATCGACGACGTACAGCCTTAACCAATTGATCATAATCTTGAGAAGTAACGAGGTGGATCCGTTTCTGTTTACGATTCTGTGCGGCCTGATGAATGACCCAAGGTGGAACATTACGAGAGTCTTGGTTAGAGAAATAATTTTGATATTCATCAGTAATTATTATTACGCCATATTTGCCATTACGTACACACTGATTGACAAGAGCATATTCTTCTAAAGAAGAATAATAGATATAGCTAGAAACAGTATCTATTTCACGAGAGAGAATAGACTTTAATTTATCCAAAGACCCATCAAACTTAAGAGCGGTACGATCTTTTAATATGATGTTAGAAACAACAATAGCTTTCGGATAGCGTTTTGCAATTTTCTTATAAAAATGAATTAGAGTTATAGTCTTACCGTCACCTTGTTCACCGAAAAAGGTCTGAATACCTGAAGGGCGAAAGTAATCCGGATCCTTAAGGTTACGTCTATTTTCTCTAATAGCTTCTTTATCGAAAGATAAAGACTTAGAAACGAATGGTAAAATATTCGGCATTAATGACCCCTCACTTTGTTATAGAACCAGAGAACAGGACGTATTGCTATAAAGACAGTAATACTAGTAACGATCATAACGAGCATTGTAGTAAAGAATGTATCACCTATATAGTTTCTAAGAACAACAATCGGAAAGGCAAAATAAGGAACAACATTATTTATGGCATTAAGGAAAACCAGTGGAGCGGCAGGAATAAGAATAAGAGATAGAATAAACTTAATGATAACGACGATAAAAGATAAAATAAACATTACTATCATAAACTAATCCTTTCTCCTTTCTTCCCAATCACCGTGATCACCAGTACGCTCGTCAAACCAACGTATAGACTGAGTATCGTGATCCTCCTCTTCATAATCCTCAACATAAATACCAAAGAACCGATTAGCGAGCCTATAGCAAGTCCACAAAAAGCCAATAGCTATACCACCTTGAAGAAATATCTGCATAAATGACCAGACAGCAGGTAATTGATATCGCCACCTACACATCTCAAGGTTAGCGGTAGAGCCAAAAACAGTAAGCGAAACAGCACAAGTACTATTATTAGTAGTCATAGCTTGTACTGTAGTGAATACACCTTTTATAAACGTAAACGGCAGGGCTAAGAAACCTAATCGATCAATAATAGTATTCAATAGATCATCCCATAGAGATTGAAGATCTTCAATTTTTGGAAAAATTATACCAAAAAGAAAATCCGTAAAGAACCAAACAAAAGAATTACGTATAGCACAAGCAATAGAGCCAGGCGAAGGAATCTTAATACTACCAAACTTCCAATCGAATTGAGAACAATCCTCATATTTTGGCTTATTGACAGGAGCACCACAAAAACCATCTTCACATTTCATATCAAGAGTAGAGCCAGAAAAAGAAGAACCATCAGCCTTTATAAAAGCAACACGCGGTTTATATTTTACAGACCTAGTCTCATCTGGACGAGAGTAAAAACAATTATCCCCATCGGATGGTGTTATAATACCATCTTTATCATACGAGGACGCATAACAAACTCTTACCATATATTCAGCGGAAATAGAATATTCTCCAACAGAGGGAAGGGTAAACTCGTAAGAACCATCAGAAGGGACAAATTGAACACCATCTTTAATAATATCTCCACCATTTTTATGACGAACAGTAAAATTCAAATAATAATTAGACTTATCAGGAATATAATAGCCTTTTTTATTATCCTTACTTGCCCAAGCCCCAGGAAACTCTATATGATCTTCCTTTTTAAGATGATGAACCTTAAGCTTAAGATGTTTAACATCATATTCAAAATGAGGATAAAGTTCTTGTTGCATTGAATCAGGAAGAAACGGCAAATCCCAAGTAATCGTATTTTTATCCAACTTATAGGGATAAGTATTTATAAAAGTAGAAATTTTATCAAATTGACCATTATCAATTAATTCATCAGAATGATCAACATTATCAGCAGACAATCTAATTTGATAAGAATTTGGCTTTTCACAACCTATAAAGATAGACTTAGGGTAACGATAATCAACAAAAGCAGTCAATTTATAAGTACTAGGTCTAACAGATTCATTAAACCACCAATAATACGTGTTGTGTCTATGTTTCTCGTTATTATCATAATTTTCACGTCCATAATAATACAAAGTCTGTTCATCAGGTTTCTGTTCTGACCAGTAATAACTAAAATTGCTATTATAATATAATGAATCATGAGAAGAAGTAACATGCACTATAGACGCAGACTCACCACGAGTAATAAGCCAACCTGAATTATTAGCTATGGCTTTTTTATAACTAGCAAAAGCCTGTTCACGATTAAATAAATCACAACGCCATTCAATTTTACGACCATACATCTCTTCTCGCTTACTAAAAAAAAGAGTATCAGAGTAATACGTAAAATCCATCTGACCATTCACACCATCATCAAGCAAAAGCTTTTTTGTAGTATTAAATCGTGGATATTTGTCTTTTTTATCAAGAGCGGACGCACTATTAAACGGCGAAATTAAAGAATAGCCCAAAATTAAAAGAGAAGATAAGACATAAAATACTCTTTTATTTATTTTCATCTTTAAGATTCTTTCTTAAATAAGTCTGATATTCTTTTTCTTCATCGATCGAAAAAACCACTATAACCAATAAAAAAATGGAGAATAAAGCGAATAACATCATCATTTTTTATTATTCCTATTCTTAAAGACATCAGTGTAAAGAAAATAAACGCAAAAGCCCAACGCAAAAAGAGTAATAGCGTTATAAATTAAACTGACAATATCGCTAGAGTTCATTTACTTATCACCTCCCGAATAGCTAATTCGTCGTATAAGGTACCAACAAATAAAAGCAGAAAACAGAATAACAAAGAATTTTACAAGAAACCTATCTAAAATTGTTTGTAACTCCATTGATGACATAAGGAACTCCTATCTAGAATTAGTAACCGAATAAAGAGATTTAAAAATAATATCCAGAACTATCTTCACTCCAGCACCGACAGCGACGATCGCCAAAAGAGAAGAGAAATTAGCAGATAGAGTCTGAGTTATTAATTGTACAATCTCTATAGTCTTCATAATTTAATTTAAGCAAGGGCGGGGTAAGCACGTGGTGGGAAATGCATACCCCGCAAACTACTAGAAACGACCTTTAAGGCCACGATTGCCAAAGCTGCGGAACAACTTCAGACCAACGCCAAAGCCAATTAAAATCGCAAGAGCAGGCCAGTTTTGAGTAAAGTACCCGATAACTGTCGTAATGATGCTAGTAGCGTCAGCTGCTTCAATAAGCTTCATAACTTGCTTTAATCCTTTCTTGTAGCTTTTAATTATTCAATATAACGTTTGAGTACCAGCCCGCTACAATGGCACTCTGGCTGCTTTTATCTTGACATTTAACTTGCTTTTAATCGCAAGCACCAAAAATATAAAGCCCTACAACTAGAGCAGAGCTTCCTTAGCAACTGATGACTCTATAAGAGCTAATTGCTCAGCAGAGAGGAAAACAGTCTGTTTATACGTCTTCTCATTAGGCATAACCCATTCAATGTTCAATACACTATATGGCTTATTCTCTTTTGAAGTACGTTCTTCAACATACACGCGGAAAATATGAGATCTGATGTTATCTGAGTTTGCAATTGTCATTTTTTTTCTATACTCCTTCTTTACGACATTAAAAAAACTCTTCAT